GCATTTCTATCTGGTAATTTTCAGAAAGTTAAATTATTAATTATCAATTACTTAATTTTTCTATCTGGTAATATCTGGTAATAATTAGTGACGAATGAAGGACTTGAACCCCCATTACCTGCCACGCAGGACTTACGGTAAACATTAGCCAGTTATGTTAATTCGTCAGTTAAAGTAATTTGGTCGAACAATCCCCTTTGTACCGAGTCTGCTGTCACTGTCTCAACATAGAATACTAAGTCTATGTATTTGTTGACCATGAACCAAGCCTACGTGCCACGTTCGCACTTACGAGTTTCCATTGGAATGTTCAACCAAATTACTTATATTTTAAATTCCAATAATTAATTTTATTATTAAGTTCGTCCAAAGATAATGAACATTTTTTATATTTACTAACATTATCATTATGTCTTAGTAGTTGACAGTTTGCTGGGTGTTTAATGACTTCAGGTGAAATGTTATTTTCATAAGCATATTTAATTGAAATCATATGGTCTCTTGAGACACCATTTAAATTATCACCATGATTTTTCGCTTGATACCATCCATGTTCTTCAATTAAACTAAAATCAAGTTCATCGGGGAAATGATTTAATGGAAAATTAAACTGGCATTGACGATAATATTTTTGATATTCAAACATATTTTTTCTGTCATATTGTTTTCTACATTCTCGATTACAAAAAATATTGTTTCTCTTTTCATATGGTATTATCTCACCACATTGTTTACATTTTTTTGGGGATTGATAATAAATATTACATTTTTCATCGACATTGAATCTTTTCTTAGTTGCTTTGCGAATGTTTTTCTTAGCATTTTCACTAAATATTCTTTTCTCACCATTTCGATTTTTATTATTATGTGAGGCGGAACATGATTGTGAACAAAATTTTGTGTCTTTTTCACTTGAAAAATATTGTTCATTACAATATAAACAATATTTTGGTTTACTTTTTTTCCATTCGTTATTACATTTCAATGAACAATAATGTTTTCTACCTAATTTTTCTGAACGGTTATATTCACTCAATGTTTTTTCGAATTCATTTCCACAATTTCCACAATTAATTACAATTGATTTTCTTTTAGTTTTCCAAGTATTCATAATATTTGTTTATCATAAATACTTGGAATTTGAAAAAGTGGAGACATTGGGTCTTGAACTCAATGTTGTTGTGGAGTCGAGGGACTTCGAATCCCCAAGTCTCCTGAGTGCAAATCAGGTGTTTTAGCCAGTTAAACTACGACCCCAAAATGTCCTCTGCTTTACCATGTGCCTTGTACTTCGGCTCTAATGACCTGCCATGCAGGACTTACTGCTTAGATGATGATTCGAACATCTCGCAGAGAATATCTTATTAGTTGCGACAACTGGATTCGAACCAGTGACTTCCCTCTTTGCCGAGGGCACTCTACACACTGAGTTATGTCGCACAACAATAGTTTTATTACGTAATTATTATCTATTATCGAACATCACCTTCCGATGATATTGTACGGACGATGGGAGTTGAACCCACAAATTACGATGTCTGAGACCGTTGCCTATACCAGTTCGGCTACATCCGCATGGTGAAGATGGCGGGAGTCGAACCCGCATGCCTTTCGGCACTGATCCCTCAAACCAGCCTGTATACCAATTCCAGCACATCCCCGTATTAGGCTACAACCTTATAATGACCCATTATTAGGCTACAACCTTATATTGGTCCTCTCGGAGAGACTCGAACTCTCACACCTCACGGCACTTGATCCTAAGTCAAGCGTGTCTACCAATTCCACCACGAGAGGAAAATTTATCGTGTCTGGACACGATAAAGAGTGTTTATCGGCTTTTAAACCGATAAAACCATTTCAAACAAAAGACAGTAAACAGCGTTTGTTGGCAAATGTTTGATTTGTACTTCCTGTAGGATTTGAACCTACGACTTTCTCTTTGTAGGAGAGACACTCTGACCCAGACTGAGTTAAGGAAGCGAATAGTGCATTAATCGGCAATCTATTGCCGATTATATACGTTTTTGTATAATAATGTGCAAATTATTGCTTGTTACGTGTGTTGAATTTCGTCAAATCCATTTCAATGATTGGTAACGTGTCGTTATGCCACATTCCGATATCGGGTTTGGTTTGAACCGCAAGGTCGTATATTGATTTGAAAGCAGTTCCAATGTTCCAGATACCTTCTCTATCTTCATTGATTAAATCAATTATTTGCTTGGCAATAACATCAACATAATCAAAATTCCCCTTTATATTTCTAAACGCCTTTTCATAAGGAAACGGTGTTGGTTTAAAACTACATCTAATCAACAAATAATCTTCAGACCTTAATTGTATGTATGCATCTGAAACCAATTTGGTATATGAGTACCAAGTGTTTTGATGAACAGGAATATCGTCTTCTTTTTTTGCCGACCCTTCCTCGCTGTTTGCATAGATGTAATCCGTTGATATATGGACTAATTTGATGCATTCAGTGTCGCAAAAGTCTGCAATATTTGCGACAAAACCATAATTAATATCCCAATGTTTTTGTCTTTCTATTGAATAAGTATCGGTATAACCAATACAATTAACAACCACATCTGGCTCAATGTCATTAATTATTTCCATTAATTCTGGAAATTCACTTACAACATCAATATCATCTTTATCAAGTGAGAGATAATCCCAACCACTTTGTTTGATGATTTCTGAACCCAGAAGACCGTCACCTAAAACCAATACTTTGGGAAATTCTCTTGTTTCTTCCATAACATATAATATGTTTTACAAATATAGCACTTTTTGTCAGATATACTATACATTATATTTTGTATTCGGACGGGGAATCGAACCCCGATTACAGGGATGAAAACCCTGTTTCCTAACCGTTAGAAGACCCGAACATGTGTGCTACGCCATCTTACACCACCCCATTTAAGACGCTAATCAAAAACGAGCGGGAATCGAACCCGTTAAGAACTATTTGCAAATAATCGTACTGCCGATGGGAATTGAACCCACATTTACCAGTTTGAAGGACTGAGTTCCTACCAATTAGAAGACGGCAGCATTTAGTATTATATATGGTACTTTTTACTGCTAAAGAGATTAATTGTTTTCACCAAAATAAAAAACGAATTTAATATTTAACACATCCAGAATCTTTTGTAGTATTTGTAATTGCACTGTTGTTTTCCCGTGTTCAATATCATAAATCACAGTTTTACCTACTCCAGCAATTTCACTTAGTTTATTTCTGGATAAACCCGCAAATTTTCTGCGTTTTAAAATCATTAATCCAATATCATCAATTGTTTTAATCTCATTCTTTTTTATTTTGTTTTTTAAAAAAATAATTGATTCATTCAATTCCCCTTTTAATCTTAACAATTCCTTATTTTTATCAGCAACAGTATTATAAACGAGAATATTTAATAGTGGATGTTCATCTAACAATAATTTATTAATCCAATACTTTTCTTTATCTAATAACATTAATGAATCATCACAAGTTTCCAAAATATCAATGATTGGTTCTTGTTCTTGCATTATTAACGATGATATCCATTCTCTAACCAATAGATTATGAGAATATGTTAAATGTGATTTTGCTCTTTTTAATCCAACGGTTGATTTACCAACATATCTATAATCATCCGTTATTGGGTCTCGTAATCCATAAATTATATTCATAATATTTTACTGTTATAAACAACAAATATATGGAATATTTTTAAATTAATCATTATAACGATAAAACTTCGCTACTTGTTACGGATGATGGCTTTTTCATACCACAGTTTCCTGCTTATTCAAGGCAGATGTGTTTATTACACTAACCCGTGTATCTTCGTACCCCACACCCTCTAAGTGTGAACCGACAACAGAACATTAGCCGACCACGTGGGACTCGAACCCCTCCAACTCATAGACAGTGAGTCATGCTACCATTACACTACGCTCTCGATTATTTTCGACCTAATATCCACCCATCATCGAAATAAATTTGGGTTTCGGTCTTTTTTATTTTCTTATTTACACCATTTCGAGTAATCCAACATGTTCCAAATTGTGAATTAGTTTCACCACATCCCTTTCCTTTCATTGATTCACTCATTTTCGCTTTACTCTCTTCTTTATGTTTTTTACCAGTCCAATCAGGAATTGTTATTTTACCTAAACGATGTGCTGTTTTTATATTATTCGAAACAATTACATTATGTCGTTTTCGAAACTCTGGGTCTTGTCTTAATTTTTCACCATAAGCCTTTCCACCGCAAATCGAACGATATCTTTGTTG